AACATATAAATTCAAAGTGTCATACAAATCACAAAAAAGGAAATCAAGGAAAGGAATAATACTCTTTTCATAACCACATTTAATCAAACTCTCTAAAATACCCTTTTCAGTTGCTTCAGTTAATTCCCCAGTTAAACTTTGATCATTCTTTTTAGGAGTTAAAGTATTCTTAATCAAACCCAAAATATCACTTAATTTAGAACTTAAATCGCCCATTAACCTATTTGCATTCTCACTAGTTGAATTAACATTCTCAGACATCTTATCCGTATTTTTCTTTACACCATCTAAAGTTTCATTAAATTTTTCTAAAGTTGAATTTATATTAATTTGGAAAGGATCATTAGATATACTGAAAAGGTTTGAAACATTTTCAGTTAACTCTAACAATTTAGGTTGAAGATTTTCTACTAAAGACTCTACTTTACTACTTGTTGTGTTCACCCTATCCATCGTTAATGCTGACTTACTTGTTAAATTTCTTACATCTGCCAAACTATTTGCTATATTAGGTTGTAAATTTTCTACTAAGGAATTTATATTACTATTTGTTTCCCCCAATTGACCCATTAAAGTTGTAGCTTGACTTGCTGCTTGAGATATATCATTACTAACACCATCAAAAATTTGTTCATATTCTATCATACCACCTTGTTCTTTCTCTATACCAAGATCAGCCCAAATCTTACTCCATTTCTCATCCAGTCTCTTTCTCTCCCTACTATTATCTACCATCTGCTCTTCTGATCGATATTTCTTCATAAGATCTTCATAAGTAAGTTTTTTGTCTTTATCTCCGCCACTTTGCTCACTTTCTATAACACTTTCGTCAACTTCATCTTTTGCTGCTTTATCTTTCGTTTTAGACAAACAAGCCAAAAACTTAACTTTCTTTTTATCTCTTTTGAAAGGGGTTAAAGGTAGTTCTGTTCTTGGCTGGTTTCTCCTAGTTGATTCAGGTAAAAAGGTAACTCCATAATCTTTACCGAAGTAAATATGTGGAGCTCCTATAAACTCATTCAGAGTAAATCCTGGACCTGCTGACTGACATATAGTAATAAAATTTCGAGGAGTTTCGCCTTCTGGGATAGGAGATGATCGAACTATTAATGTAACTACACAATATTGAAAATATGTTGGTGATGGTAAATCTTTAGTTCCACCTTTTGATGATGCATTACTATAACAAATAGGAGAAGGAAGACAATTTTCTTTTCTATACCAAGGACAGGAATAAGTACACACTTGATTCAAGGATAAATTTTGAAGTATGGAATTGTCTGATTCTACAAGGGATGAGTATTCTGCAAAACTACTTTCATAAACTAATAAATTTCTAGGAGTATCTGCATTAATATTGTAATTTGCCCTAATAGCGACTGTTAAAGGAGTTGAAGTTGGTTCAGGATTCATAATCGTTAAATTTATACCCCCCTTACGCCAAGCGAAACATTGCATAAATGCTTCAAGAAAAGTAGTATCTATATAATAAACCTCTGAAGCGGGATTTTCTAAATTATA